TCATAATTACCCTTTACGTTCTCTTTTACAGAACCGCCTTCACTCAAGTCATTTTCCAAGAACGTTGTCTTGTTTGTGTAGGCATTGGATTGCAACTTCATTTCATTCTTGGCTTGTATTGCCATGTTTTCATCTGACTGAATACTGCATACACCACCGACTTGCATCTGGTAGTTGCCATTTACTCTGTCAAACCTATCACCCTCAACCTCACTGTGCATATCACCTTCAACATATAAATTGACGTCACCTATGATATGCAGTGCCATTCTATCGCTGTCCACATCTGTGCCAATTTTTATGACAAGATTATGGTCTGATAGAATATATGTATCATTATAAGAAACTAAGTTGTTGTTATTTTTCTCATCTAGATTAAGAAAATTACCATTTGCATTGAGCAAACGTATGTATTCACCGTCCTCAGTGTTGTTCATCTCGAACATATGTCCTGCAGATGTTGACTGAACCCAGTTGTAAGGATATTTAATTTTTACTTTAGGTGAATCGTTTTCTTCGTTAGTTCCACCTGAGAATGGTGTTATCGACATTAGTATCCTCCATATCCACCCTGCTGTGGTGGATTATTCTGAGCTGGTGGTGTTGATGGTGGTGTAGGAGTTGATGGAGTGGACGGTGCACTTGGTTGTGTTGTGTCCTGATTTACGGGAGTTGACACGGGATCAGTAAGAGTTTGCTGAGTCTGTTGTGCAACAGTGGTATTTGTAACATTTGTTTCATCAACTGAACTATCAACTAAATTGAAAGCATTATCAGTTAGAGAAAGTTCTTCCTCTTCTATGATAGATTTTATCATAGGATGACCCACACAGTCAATATATTGTGTGAGTGGCAATACATTATTCTCTCTAATTTCTCTTGGACTTGTGTAAGTGTATACCACACTCAATAATCCACCAGTTCCTGTAGCATCCTCTAACACAGGTTTAACAAAACCTAAGATTGGTTCAGTTACAGTCGCTGTTATTAATCTACCTTGAGAATCTACTGTTGCTGATCCAATTTTTTTCTTCTTGTCACCAACTCCTATTGTTATGACTGGATTGGTATATCCTGTTCCAACGTTTATAATACTCAACTTATCTACTTTAGGAATTATATCACTACATCCTGCGTACAATGCCTTTGCATCTTGTGGTATGACTAAAGTTGGAAACTTCCTATCATAGTTCAATACAAATTCATGCTTGGATTTAGTTCTTAACTGCATTCCTACCTGTAGTTGTGAATTGAATGTTGGATCTATGGTTGCTAGTAGTATATGTTCATCATCATAATCTGTGTCAACCACTTGTAAAATATCAGGAGAACCCTCTATAACTTGCTCTACATATTCACCATCATTAAGATGTTCTTGCAAACCAGTTTTATCAACTAATACACCATACTGTTCTTTCGGGCAGAACGTATCAGCAGGATCAAATCCATATCCTACGCCAGTCTTAGTAACCTCGATGGAATCAACAACACCATTTTCAACATTAACCTTAAATTCTGCACCACTACCTTCTGGTTCATTACATGTAAATTGTGCTTTGACTGATGCTTCTGCATTGACACCAGATCCTTTCTTGTTCATCATCACACCAAGTATCTGTCCTATGTCATCTATAATAGGCAATGCTTTGATAGGACTGAGTGATTGTAAATTATCCCATACCATTTCTGGGAAGCATGGTTTTCTATTTAAAATACTATTGTTACAGTTGACTGCTGAACTTGCTATATTACCCGAAGAATCATAGAAGTTGATACCCTCAAATTTTTCTAGAGGTCCTCGTGTATCAAAGTTCTTAATTGATAGTCCAGTCGCTGCACCAGCTGCACTGTTTAAGTCTACCAACGCACCATTTGCAGTATTGAATACTTTCTTAACTCCGTTACGATCAACAGCAGGAACAAAACCTTTTATTGGATTACCTTTACCTATGATTGATATAGAATTTGGTGGTTTGACTGCATACTGTGCAATATTTTTTGCAGTTGCATCATTACCTTTTGCCTTTGCACCAACACCAGTGTCAAATACAGATGCACCAATAGCACATGATAGTTCGCCATCACAAAATAGATCTATGAAGTCACCGACCTTGTTAAGTAAGTTTTGTATCTTATCCTTTGCACCCTTGATAGCACCTGTAACACCTTTCAATACTCCTAGTGCACTTGTGATGTTGTCCATCAATTTCTTCATAATCTCACCGAGGAAATTCTGAACTAAACATAACGCAGTGTCTAATACCTTCTCTACTAGGTCACTCAACATACCCTTGATAAAATCACCAAGTTCACCTATTGCTTGTTTAAACAAACATGATACTAAATCACCAACATCTTTGAGTTGTTTTCTGACTGCAGTATCTAACGCAGGATCAGGAATACTAAGTTCAGCAAGTCCATCCTGTACAAGTTTATTGGTCTCTTCCATGACCACGCCCTTGATGTTAGCAGTCAGTCCTGTAAGTTTCTTTTGTATGCGTTGTGACATGATATTGATTTCATACTCCATGTCAACAACTTTACCAGTCTGTTTGTCAATAAATTCATCTATATCATTTTTCTCTACGCCACGAGCAAACTTCATGAACTCTGCCATAGGACCTTCAAGTTTTGTAGCAGTCTCTGATCCACACTTACCATTACCAACTTGAACTGTAACCTTTTGTTTCTCTGTTGCTGCTGCTTGTTTCTCAGTCTCTTCCTTTGCAGGTCCTCGTTCATTCTTTGTGTCAGTTGTTCCTTCTTCTTTTTTATGTCCGTCGTTGTTCTCTGCTTTCTTATCATGTCCAGTATCAGCATTAACCTCAACAGTATTCGCAGTGTTTCCTGATGAACTACCCTGTTCACCATGATCTCTTTTCTTAAAGAATGGACTGTTTAATTGTGCAAATCCAAACTCCTTTCCACCCTCCTGACTGTATGCACTTATTGGGTTTTCATCAGCGATAGAACCCATGACTATAGGAATCTGTGCAGATGCACCATCCATGAAAAATCCTACAACCCAACTGTTAAGTTGTAACTGTTGTATAGATCCAATACCAGATCTCATTCCATAGATAGCGGGCATCAATACCTGTGCCCATGGTAAATCGACTGTAGGTAACTCTTTTCTATTTGGATTGTGATAACCTATAATTCTAACCTTGACCTTGTTAGTCCAGTCAAAGTCAGAATAATCATAGTCACCCTCACCATCGTTTAGTTCGGTATTCCAATATCTTCCACCATCATTCTCTACCTGTCCAACCCACCAGTTGAATCCATCTTTTCCTATAAAATTAGCAAACCCTTCATTCATCATACTTCTGCACCATCCGAGTCTGTATATAATGTGAGTCTAGTAGACATCTTATCTTCACTAGTCTTAAATGTTCTTTCTACTTTCCCAATAACATATTTACCAGAGTTTGTGAAGTCCTGTTTTCTGTCACTACTACCTTTGTAAATATCTAACTGAACCACCTCACCTATCTCTAGTTGATAATCAGATACTAATTCTACTGTGACTTTTTTATTGTAAAATAATTTTTCCCTTAAACTGGATTGAGAAAGTTGTTTTGTAAATCCCTGTGTATACTCTCCTTCCGTAAACAATGCAGAGTCTGATATCTTTGTCATAATTCTAGTGTATGTCACTTGAGTATCGAATCCTTTGTAAAACTCTGGTGTCTTACGAGAGTTCATCACGTTAACATCCTTGTAATATTTATTGATACTAAAAGGATGTTGTTCAAATTTCATGTTCGCAAGATCAAGTGTCATTACATTACTTGAGTACGATCCATAGTTCAAACCTTTGAATAGATCGACAGATGATTCTATTGTAACTTTATCAACTGCAGTAATACCTTTGTCATTATCCTCCTCCATCTCTTCCTTCTCATGTCCAACAACCATACGTGTAACAGGAGCTTGTCTAGCAAAGTAATCATAAGAGACAAAATTATATCCTGCTCTTGTTTCAAAAAAAGCATATCCTGCTGTTGCTGCTTTTCCACTACCTTTAGAAGCTGGTATTGCTCTTCCTGCTAACCATCTAATTGCAGTAAATGGATTCCAATATGGTGATACAAAAGAAAATGTATTGATTGTTGGTTCAAAGTTTGCGATTCTATCATCGGTAACACCAAGCAAATCTCTTAGTATTTCTTTTTCAACAATCTCATCTATAGTTTTACCACCACCTTTTCCAAATCTACGTGATATTTTATTAGCAGCATTGTTTAAGAAGTCAACCTTACACATCATTAATACAGCAGATGATTTACCACCAATATTTTTTCTGTCTTGTATATCATATATCACAAAATCTCCACCTATTTGTGTTACGTCTTCACTGTCTCCTATCTGTATGAATACGTTCTCCATACCTGTCAACTCAGATATAAAACCTGTTTCACTATCAGTAACTTGAACCTCCATGAGCATGGTAGCAGACTGTATATCTTCAGTGTACCTAACAAACAGCACCTGATTAATTCCGATTGGAGGAAAATCTGCAATCAGAAAATTAATTAATTGAAAATTTGACTGTGTGTTGACTGACATTAGAATTGCGAAGTTATATTGTATGCGTTAATAAATGGAGACTCTTCAATATTTGGTGATGCGAGTTCACCACCCTCTTGACCTCCTGTAGATCCACCACCACCCATGAGTCCTGCCATTGCAGCATCACCAGTTCCTTCTGCACCCTCAGATAATTTTTTGATCTTAGCATCTTTTGCAGCTCTAGTTTCTTTTATAGTTTTATCTGTCAACTCTGTTAAATTCTGTGATGGTTCATCAGGAGGATTGAATATGTTTTTAACACCTTTGAGTGCTTTCATACCAAATTTCATCGCCATACCCATAGGTGTTGCTGCTAATGCTTTTCCTGCTGCACCTTTTATTTTCTCGTTGAGAGCATTCTTTTTGTCCTTTAATCCTTTTAAACCTTTAAATGCTTTAGCACCCGCATTAAATGCCATGCCCATGGGTGTCATACCAAATAATTTTTTAGCAAGACCTTTACGTTTCTTAATTGGTTGCATTGCTCTAGTGCCTTTACCACCGTCACCAAGTCCTATACCATCAGCAGTTCCTGTGTATGGTGCTCGTTTTCCTGTGGTAGGATCACCCATTTGTGCGGGCATTAATTGTTGTTGAGGTGACGAACTAGGTAATTCTGGAGTTGCACCAGATCCACCAGTCTCACCTTCAGGTTTTTCACCACCAAAGGCATTCATTGCCTTGCTTATTAGTGCTTGTAAAATTGTAGGTTTCTTATCGTCATCATCCTTATCATTATCCTCTTCATCATTTGCAACTTCTGTACTAGCAGCACCTAACTTAAATGCGTTTGCAATCTTAGTTATGTTTCTGTTAAGAATTTTAGATGCTTCTTTGCTTGGTGCAGGAATCTTTTCCAACAAATCAATCAGTGCAACAGCAGCAGACTTAGCAGGAAGTGCCATTGCGTCACTAAATGCTTTCTTCATCTTAGGATCTAATTCAAAATCCTTTTCTAATTTCTTGTCTATATTCTTTTTCTTATCACCACCATCCATACCACCTTTTGCTAAACTGGTAACCTTCTTAGATCTCTTAACTGGTAATAAACCTCCTGTGACAGGACTTCTATAGGTTGGATTTCTTGCATCTATATCTGCGTTAACCTGTGCAAGTGTTTGTAATTTCTTTGGTCTACCTCTTCTCTTCTTGATAGGTGCTACTGGATTTGGAACAAGATCTTGTTGTGGTGCTGCTTTTGCTTTTACTATAGGTTCTGATCCTAGACTGGTAGCTTTTACATCAACAGTCTGTTCAGACGCAGGAACACCCATTGCACTACGAACTGCATTAGGACTAGTAATAAAATTACCAATCCCCTTTCCTATATTCTTCATAGAGTTAACAGCTTTCTTCATGATGCGTATGCTAGTTGTGCATTACCCTTGCCATGTGGATCAAGAACATTTGTCTCATTCCTACCCCATTGATTCTTTCTTCTATTTTTCATATATGTGGGTACAGGTATGTAGACTATTTTTGGTGGTACTGGATTGACATTGATAGCACTAGCTCCAGTCGCCCTTTCACCAGCTAGTAAAGGATGATCTGCTAATGCTAATTTTGCTGCTTCATTTGGATCCTTTCCTTCCATAATATAATCCAACGTTGCTTCTTCACGATCCAACCTTTGCTTCACAGCAGCATCCTGATTAGGAGCTTTGATTGAACCTGATGAACTTACCTTTGATTCTTCGGGAGGGATGTCAGGTAACCACTTGTTCTTACCTTTCTTTAACCACTTATCATTATCTTCTCCGTTTATGAAGTCAAAGTGAACTGGATCATCTTCACCTTGCCATTGGAAACCATATTTCTTACCGTTCTTTCTCATCCATTCGCTTGCTTTACTACCAAACTGTATGTCAACTGCCCAACCTTGTCCATGTGGTGAGTTGCCAGGTTGTGCAGGACTTATAGCATTTGGATCTCCTGCCTGTGCTGCAGCGACTAATGCTGCTTGCTGTTCTGGACTTCTATATGATGATGTTACACTATTTGGTAGATTGACACCATCTTTTGCTGCAGCGTTAACTGCCCTCTTCCATGCTTTCATGGTAGGAGGGTTTAGAACAATAGGTTTACCAAGACTGTCCATTGCAGGGTTTGGTGTTGTCATTCCCGATGCTTGCTCTTCTGCTTTCTTTTGATCAGGTAACATACCCATATCTTTAGCAGCAAGTGTAGCATCTAAACCTACAGATATAGCAGTTCCGACGCCAGGTATTGTACCTGCGATACCAGATGCTGCTTCAAGCAATGCACCTTTCATGTCTCCTGCCATCAGTCGTTGTCCTGCAAATAACAGTCCCGCACCTAGTCCGACAAATGGTATTTTCTTGAGTAGTCCTTTTCCTAGTGCCTTACCACCAACTTTTGCTAGTGCCTTTGCTCCTACCTTAGCACCAATCTTCTTTGCACCCTTCTTTAGTAATGACTTTCCTGCCTTACTAGCACCTTTGAGTAATCCCTTTCCTTGCTTGGCAACTTTACTAAAACCTTTTCCTGCCTTCTTACCAATTACATTTAGTTTTCTAAATGCCTTTCCTGCCTTTGTCTTCTTAAGAAACTTTCCTGCTCTCTTAAATGGTTTACTCTTACGAAACTTCCTAAATCTTCTTCTTAACTTCTTAAAATTAGGAAGTCTAAAACCTCCACCACCACTGTCAGAGGTAGATTCTTTCTTCTTTTCCTCTGGTGCCATGGCACCACCTGTAGCAGCACCACCACCGACACCACCCCACCACTGTAGTTCTTGCTTTAGTCCTATTTTAAATGCGGGTTTGACTGTTTTTGATATACCAAATACAGATTTTAATTTATTTGC